ACTGGTATAACCGTTCTAATTGGGAAATGCCCGAATAAAAATTTGTCTTTAAAAACATGTTGACTTTGAGTGAGTCTATAAATAATAATAGCACATTGCTAATGCAATGTGTTTGACATATATAGGCACTTGAAAGGGACATATTATGGCATCATTAGAAGAAATTCGTCGCAAGCTGCAATCTCAGCAGCAAAAAAACGAACAACGTAACTCATCCGGGGATAAAGCAGTTTACCCTTTTTGGAATCTTCCAGATAACAGCTCCTCAGAAATTAGATTTTTGCCGGACGGCAATCCCAACAATACATTCTTCTGGGTCGAGCGTTTGATCATCAAACTGCCATTTGCTGGCATTGTTGGTGAACACGACAAGCCAACCGTAGTGCAAGTGCCATGCATGGAAATGTATGGTAAGCCTTGCCCAATTTTGACAGAAACTCGTCCTTGGTGGAAGGATCCATCAATGATTGAAACTGCGCGTTTATACTGGAAAAAGAAAAGCTATATTTTCCAGGGATTTGTAGTAAAAGATGGTTTGGAAGAAAAAGATCTCCCAGAAAATCCAATTCGACGCTTTATCATCAACCCTTCCATTTATGAAATTGTTAAGAATTCATTGATGGATCCTGATATGGAAGACTTGGTAGTGGATTTTGACAACGGTAGAGATTTCCGTTTGCAAAAAACTAAAAAAGGACAATATGCTGACTATGCTACTTCAAAGTTTGTGTTAAAGTCACGTGCTTTGACTGCCAATGAACGTGCAGCAATTGAACGTTTTGGGTTGAGCGATCTAAAACAGTTCTTGCCAAAAGAACCTTCCAGTGAAGAATTGGAAGTAATTAAAGATATGTTTCGAGCGTCTGTTGACGGCGAAGCGTATGACCCCGCTCGTTGGGGCAAATTCTACAAGCCCATGGGCATGGGCGGTGGGACTGTATCTGACGACGGAGAACCATTAAATGCAACTAAGATTGCTGACGCAAAACCAACCGAAGCTCTTGCCAGACTTCGCAAGCAAGTTGCTAAGGATGAAAACGATTCTGCTCAGACCGACAGTGACAATGAGTCTGAAATAGAAGTTGCAACACCAAAAGTCACAACCTCTCCTAATACTGCTTCGTCGGGAGAAAAAGCTCCCGACGCCGCTAAGATTCTTGAAATGATTCGTCAGCGTAAAAAGCAGTGACTTTTCAAGTGTGCTTGTATTGCAATGCAAAAGGTTATCAAGAATGAACATTTTACTTAAAGGTCTTGACGATCTTTATGGATTTGCATCGGACCGAATTAGCCGATTACAGACGTCGAGAGGAATTAAGACCAGAGGTAGAAATGCCTAAGGCATCCCCGTTGAAGCGTTTAGTTAGTTTTATTGATTTTTATAGAACAACATAATTATACAAGCACATTTGACTTTTTTGGGAGATAAAACATGAGACCTTTTGATATTTCAAAATTTAGAAAAGATTTAACTAAAGCAATTCCCGGTATTTCTATTGGATTTCACGATCCCACTACTTGGATTGACACAGGAAATTATGCACTAAACTATGCAATTTCGGGTGACTTTACTAAGGGAGTTCCGCTTGGAAAAGTAACTATGTTTGCCGGGCAGTCGGGATCTGGCAAGTCATTTATTTGTTCGGGCAACTTGATTCGAAATGCACAACAACAGGGAATTTATGTTGTGCTGATTGATACTGAAAATGCATTGGATGAAACTTGGTTGCATCCGCTTGGTGTAGATACATCCGAGAAAAAACTTTTGAAGTTGAATATGGCAATGATTGATGATGTAGCCAAAACCATATCTGATTTTATGAAAGATTACAAACAGCAGTATGATACAGTAATACCAAGCGATCGACCCAAAGTGTTGTTTGTAATTGATTCTCTTGGTATGTTGTTGACTCAAACTGACGTAAGTCAGTTCGAAGCCGGTGAGCTTAAGGGAGACATGGGCCGCAAGCCCAAAGCATTAACTGCATTGGTTCGAAACTGCGTGAATATGTTTGGTGAATATGAAGTTGGATTGGTTGTTACCAACCACTCTTATGCATCACAGGACATGTTCAATCCAGATGACGTGATCTCAGGCGGCCAAGGCTTCATCTATGCATCCTCTATTGTTGTTGCAATGCGCAAGCTCAAGTTAAAAGAAGATACTGACGGAAACAAAACATCTGAAGTCAACGGTATTCGTGCGCAGTGTCGAGTTATGAAAACTCGTTACAACAAGCCTTTTGAAACAGTGGAAATTAAAATTCCTTGGGAATCAGGAATGGACCCTTTCTCTGGTCTTGTTGACTTGTTTGAAAGTAAAGGCAGCTTGAAAAAGGATGGGAACAAACTCACCTATACAATGCCAGATGGCACTGTGTTGAAATATTTCCGCAAGCAGTGGGAAAAGAATGAGGACAACTGTTTGGATCGAGTAATGGCAGTTTGGAAAAATGCAAAGTTTGCGGAATCTGAAAACATTTCATCAAGTGATGAAACAACAGAACACTAATAATTGTATAATTAATTGTATTTTTTAGGAGAACAAGCGATGAGGGACGCGGATAGCGAAACAAATTTTGTATTAGAACTGTGGGATACAATAAAAGAAGCATTACCTGCCAACAAACGGCAAGAAGTAGCAGATCGATTTGTTTCGATTTTTATAGATCATGGTTGGGATTTAGAAGAATTGGGTTTGCAAGGACATGATCGTAGTTTAGACGAAGCTTTAAGAGAGCATTTGGAACGAAACGATTCTGACGAAGACCTAGACGAAGAATATTCATACGATGATTGACAATGAGTGAATGGTACAATGAAATTGCATCTGCTGTGGATTTTTCAAATCCATTGTTGGATGCAATTTCTTTTTTTGAAAAAGAGCTAGAGCAGGCTCGAAAAGAAATCAATATATCTGGTAGCTTAGAGCAAGAAAGCTCCTCGCTACCAGGTATTGTTGAACTGCGATACCGGCAGCTACAAGAAATTGAATCTATTTTAGAGTTTTTAACTATTAAGTTTAAGCAAGCTAAATCCAAGGCATTCAAGCATTACTTAGAAGGTTACAACAAGCAATTGTCATCTAAAGATGCCGAACGTTATGCCGATGCTGAACCAGATGTAATAAATTTTGCTCATTTGATAAATCGGTTTGCGTTGTTGCGCAATCAATTTTTAGCGATTCACAAAGCATTGGATATCAAAGCCTATCAAATTTCCAATATTACTAAATTGAGAACAGCTGGCTTAGAAGACGTTATTATTAAACCTATTTATGTTCCAAAAGCCAGAGATTATAGTTTGCCCGAATCTGATACGGATGATTGACAAACGCAATTTGTTGTTGTATTATTTGATATGAGTAAAATGATTATTTCCCCTAAAACAGTTGAAGATTTGATTCAACACATAGCAAACGTACTCTATCAAACTTTCAGATATACGCCAACAAATGGTACACCACGAAATGTTGCAATTAAAATACCATATGATGTCGAGTTTTTAACTGATATTGGCTATAAAATAGCTGAAGGTAAAGGATTGAGCGAACGACAAAGTCAATTGTTTTGGAAGATTGTAAACAAGCATTTGGAATTTGTAATTGCATCTGGTGTTGACGAAACAGCATTGATGCAGTTGGTTGACGCACCGGTATATCGAACTCCTCTTTACAAAAGTATTGCAATTCCCAGAGAAGTTAGATATTTGGGAAACTCGAGGTTTGCAGTTAGATTCAATTTCAATCCCACGGTCAAACACGATCTACAAGCATCAGTATCCGAATGTAAATGGAATTCGGACTATAAATTTTGGATAATTTTGCTAAAAGCCAAAAAAGACTATGAGACTTTTCCCAAGTTTTTAAAGAAGCATAAATTTGAACTTGATAACTTTTCCAAAAGCATATTAGAATATATGATATATACATCAAACACCCATGGTGCAGATATTCAACAAAACTCAACAAGTTTAGGTATTACCGTTGTGGGCAACCAAGTGTTGGAAAATTTATTATTGTATTCTTGGCAGGAAAAATATGAAACGCTTTGAAGTAAAGTTAACTCCATCCAAAGCATATGATCTGCAACTGTTTTGTAAATTGTCGGGGATAGAAAAATATCCATCAGCAATTGATGAACTTGCTGAGGAATTTCAGCGGTTGTCTCACATGCAAAAAATATACGAACGAATAAAGCTGCGACATGGCCGTATTTTGTTGGGTGCTGCTGCATTTGATGATTGTAGCAAGGCATTTGAGCTGTATGGTCGTTACAAGCGCGAACGGGGTATAAAAAAGATATTGATATCATACCAATATCATTTACATTTGACTTATTCATCCCGCAAACAACAGCTAGTTAACTATATTGCAAAATATTTGGAATTGTCTGCTTCAGCGATCTCATTTAATGAAAACACACCTGAAACAGAAGTGTTGATAATGATATCAAAAAAACAGTCACTGGCTCAATTGTTAGATGAATATCAGCCAGACATGCTGATTGTTTTTGGATTTCATGCAAATTTTTCAACAGAAATTTCAATAGTATCTAAGCTTGTGCAACATTTGGGTATTGTGATTTTTGATGACGTATTTTCATTACCCGACCAAATAAACCAAAATGTCAAATATCAATTGACTGAACCCATGCAAAAATTGATGTTGTTGGACTCGCAAGAAGCTATGAATCAATTTTTTTCATGGTCTTTTGGCTCGGGTCCTTTGAGATTTATAGGGCCTAACGAGCAAAATTATACACCTTTTTTTATTAAATTTCTTGGTATAGAACCTTTGGTAGAATTATGAAAACATGTCAGCTAAAAATTCTTGATGAAGTAAATGTGAAATTTGAAGGCTTAGATCCTGTAACTCGACGAAAAATAGTCAACAAATTAAAATTCACTGTTCCATATGCATTTCATTTGCCTTCATTTAAAATGGGCAGATGGGATGGCACTGTGAGCTTTGCAACAATTGGCGGATCCACTTATTTGAACTTGCTAGATCAGCTGTTGCCCATAGTGCAAGATGCTGGATACGAAATTGAATTGGATGACCGACGCACTGAATTTGATTTGCAATTTGAAAAAATTGACCAATTAGTGTTTGCAAATCGAGTTTGGCCAAAAGGACACCCAGCTGAAGGTGAGCCTATTATTTTACGTGATTATCAGGTAGAAGTAATCAACAAATTTTTAGATAATCCGCAATCCATACAGGAGGTTGCAACTGGAGCCGGCAAAACTCTTATCACCGCAGCTCTTTCATATTTTTGTGAGCCATATGGACGAACAATTGTTATTGTTCCCAACAAGCAATTGGTTGAGCAAACGGAAAGTGACTACAAAAATTTAGGATTGGATGTAGGGGTGTTTTATGGAAATAGAAAAGAATATAATCGCACTCATACCATTGCTACTTGGCAAAGCTTGAGTATTTTTTCAAAAAAGAGCAAAAAAAGTCAATCAAACAAAGATGAAGAAAGCATTTGTGAATGGCTTAGTGATGTTGTATGTGTTATTGTTGACGAAAGCCATTCAGCAAAAGGCACTGAACTCAAAACACTGTTGACTGGTCCATTTTCTCGTGTTCCTGTGCGCTGGGGTTTAACTGGCACTGTGCCAAAAGAAGACTTTGACGCTTTTCATTTATATGTGAGTATTGGGCCAGTTGTGTCTCGTTTGGCAGCTAAAGAATTGCAAGATGCGGGCATATTGGCTAATTTAGATATTGAAGTAATACAATTGAAAGAAAATCGCGCATTTAAAAGTTGGCAGGACGAAAGTGCATATCTAAACAAAGAGAAATCTCGTTTAGATTGGGTTGCTAAAAAAATTGTTGAGGTATCAAAAACGGGTAACACTTTAGTATTGTTTAACAACATTGAGACAGGGAAGTATTTGCAAAGTCAAATACCTGACTCAGTTTTTATTTCGGGTGCAGTTGATACAACCGTTCGTCGTGAACATTATGATAACATTAACGAAACCAACAACAATGTTATTTTGGCAACGTCTGGCGTGGCAGCGGTGGGTATTAACGTTCCCCGAATCTACAATTTGTTTTTGTTTGAACCTGGCAAAAGTTTTGTGAGAACCATACAAAGTATTGGACGAGGTATCCGCCGCGCAAAAGACAAAGATTATTTAAAAGTTTATGATATATGTGCAACAACCAAATATTCGTCACGGCATTTGTCTGCTCGAAAAAAATATTATAAAGACGCACAATACACTTTTAAAATAACAAAAGTTGACTGGTAATATTTTGATTTAGACATTCAACTTAATATAAGTTAATATTTACTATATTTTTGAAAGAGATACAATGAGAATTTTACTAACAAATAATCGCTCGTTTGAAATGAATACTGTGCCAGATGAGGTTGAAGATTTTAGATACTGCGTGCTGGACTATTCGAATAAGAATCAAGTAGACTATATATTTATACCATTGATTTTCTTAGAAAGTTTTTCAATGCCTGCTGCTGAATTGAAAATCGGACCTCATATCATCCAGATGCCTTTGGATTGGAGTTTGGTAATTGGGGAAAAAGAGTTAGGCGAGGTGGAAATACTGCCTATAAAACATTTGAATGATAGAGATTTTTCAGCATTTGTGTTTAATCCCATAACGGGTTATATGATTGACTTTGCTAAAATTGAGTTGATTAACATTTATCCAGATATAAAGTGGTATTTTCCCAAACTCAAACACGGGCATTTGTTAGCAGTACCACTTTCAATGGGAGAAAATCCATTGTGTGCATTTTTTGTTCATGAAGTGAACAAACTTCCAGATATTTTAGATATTTCAAAATTATCATAAATATTGATACTATGAGATTATATGAAATTTTAGAATCGATTAATCGTAGAAATTTTATGAAAGGGGCTGCTGCTATAGCGACAACGTCGTTGGTTTGTCCTATGTGTAAAGGAGCGCATGCTGCTCTCCCTTTACTAGATAGAACTTTAAAGCATCCTAGATTATTTAATGACTATACCTTACAGCGTAAAGTCTTTTTGAAAGTTGTTGAGGAATACAATAAGCTCACATATGACCGTTATAAGAGTCGAATTGATCTCAATGTTTCTTTACCAACAGTGCTTGCTTCTTTTGACGCAACCCCCGAGGAATTAAAGAAGTCTTTGGGTATAGCATTGGATACATCAAGACAAACTATAAATCATTATGACCGGTTTTTAAATCGAATATTATTAGCACCATCAGCAGAAATTGATTCTCTTGCACACGAACTGGTTCATTTTATACAATTTAAATATGTTCCGTTTGCCGATCCATATTCGGATTGGATGGAAACACAGGCAATAGAAATACAAAATGGGTTTAATTGGAAATCACTGTATTGATATTTGATTATTTTGGTATTTTGATAAATTTTCAGTACATAGTCAAATTATGATAGGAAAAGGAGGCGATTGCCTCCCTTTCTAGTGAAATCCAACTATAAATTAAGTGGTTATAAGAATCGCATCACCAAATTTAGTGGCTACAAGCTTTTTTGACCAAACGTATGAATTGCCTTGCCAAGTTTTAACACGATTTGCAAGTATTGTTCTGGCATACTCTACTGCCCCGATTCCGAAAATTTGTGCCGTGACTGCTGTTCCAGTAAATCCAAATCCAGCGCCGTACACTTGCCAAGAGTTTATGACGCCACCGAATGGTACCCCAAACAGTATAGCACCTTCCCCGCCACTTCCAGAAACAATCGCCATAGCTCCGCTTGATGCATATCCGGTTCCGACAGTCCCTGCTACAGCAGAATTCACACCCATAACCAACTTCAAAGTAGCGCCCGATCCAGAGCCGCTGTTAGTAACAGGATTAGCTGTTAGATTTGGTGGTATTACAGTGTAATTTCCTATGTTATTGATTGTGACTCCTGTTATCGTACCTAAAGAAGACACCGAAGTAATCGTTAGAGTTGCACTCGTCCCTGTTCCACCAACTACAGTTAAAGTTTGCCCAACTGAGTATCCTGTTCCACCGGATACTATAGATGCAAAAACTAACCTAAAAGTAAAGGACGCGATTGTTGCGCCCGACCCCACATTGGTCCAAGGAAATACCATTTTATATGCTTGTCCCTTGCCCGTAATTGGAGTATTTACTAGAGAGACGACGCCTTCGTTTTGAGTAGAGGTGTTTTTTACAATGTATTTTCTAGTTCCAGATTGTTTTATGATATCTGCTTGCGGTGTGGGCCCATTCTCGCCCGGAATCCAAGCTTCATCAAATCCTAAATAATAACCAGGACTTGATGGTATTCTCCAAAATTTATCAGATAGTGGTCTTCCCATAATGATTCTCCTTGTTTCTTCTCGTTAAGAAGTGCATTTTTATTTATAAAATTGCACCCAGTTTGTGCTATATATATATCAATATGGCCAAGAAAAAAGAATTCAAACCTGAAATTATTGATGACTTATTTGAAAACATTGGACAACCTTTTGTTGATGACGATCTTGAAGTCAAAAAAGAAAAATACAATATTTGGCAAGTTCTGGAAGCACTTCGTCGACGAGATTTAGATTATTTAGAAAAATTAACTGAGGATGAATACAAGGAAGTAATTCGCAGTTTGTTTGTGATTATGAAATGGTTTTCCAATCCGCAATCAATGAAATTTGCAGACTATTTGGTTCACATAGAGCTAGTAAACGGCATTGTAAATTTGGGGTTCCACGACATCCCTTTAATTGGGGACGAAGGACACGGTAAATTAGTATGGAAGCTATTGGCGATTATATCAGATGGTTCTCGGCAAACACACAAATGGATCCCCTTTCCCAAACGAGTTTCCAGCAAGTTAGATAAATTAATATTGGAGATATTGCCACTGAGCTCTTTTAACGAGAGAAAATTATGGGCTCGTATTAATGGAAAAACTGGAATACAACAATTGATATTGAAACAAGGCGACAACAGTAAAGATCGGTTGAAAGATTGTTTAGAGGAATATGACGAATATGTTTCGATGTGAATTTTGCGGGCATTCGTTTCGACAAGAACGAACTTTGATGAAGCATGCGTGTGAAACTCGCCGCCGCTGGTTGCAAAAGGATCATAGAAATTCAGTGTTGGCATTTATGGCATTTGACACTTATTATACTCGCTGCTTGCCTGGTCAAAAACGAGACATTTGGGCATTTATTAAAAGCAGATACTACAATGCTTTTTTAAAATGGGCTGATTATGTTATCGAAAATCAAATTTCAGCATCGAGACAATATTTGGATTATTTGATTGAAAACCAAATCCCCATAGACAATTGGACCAAAGATTATAATTTAGAAAAGTTCAACAAAACTTTTATTTTAAAAGAAAGTCCTGAATCGGGCATTATTCGATCCATTGAATATTTGGAAAAATGGTCCGAATATAACCAAATGCCTATGACAGGGTTTTTTGTATCAGAGCATCCCAACAATATAATTCATCAATTCAAAATGGGACGAATGAGTCCTTGGTTTTTATTCTGCAGCAGCATTGGCATGAAATGGGTAGTTTCTCTCAATCCAATGCATTACAAAGCATTGGAAGATTTTTTAAATGTGGATCTTTGGAATCGCAAAATAGCGTTGCGATCTGTTGAAATAAAAGAATTGAAGAAAATTCTTGAAGATTCGGGGTTATAAATACAGACATGGATCAAGAACTTTTGGATTTAATGTACGGCAGCGACGAGCAACCCAAAGCTCCGGCTAAAACCTATCAAAAACTTTCTGGATTGAAATTGTCTGGACAACACCAGTATGTTGTGGAAATAGATGGTAAGATTATGTATTTGGCCAATTCCACGTACGTGCATTTGTTGGAAAAACGCATACAAGAGCTCAACCAAACTGTTAATTCTTTAAAAAACTACGTTAAAAAACTAGCTAATTCACACAACCAAACAATTGACGGTTTGGGCGAAATGGCAAGAGAAATTAATACAATTCGAAACAACAATCCTTATCTATGAGCTTGCGCGTTAATATTCAAAATATCAACACCAACTGTTTTTCTGATATCTTTTTTGTTGATGAAGATTTAAAGCATTATTCAGTTCATTGGGAATCCAATGATCAATTGTTAGTTGAATTAGGCGACATATCAAACTGGAAATTTGATAAATGGAGTCAATTGACACCAGGGCATTATCAGGTTTTACTACTACAAGCCATAAACAAGTGGCTGAAATTAGATGAAGATGATAAAGTTAACGAAGCGCATCCTGCCACCTTTACATTATATTTGATTTTGGTATTTTTTTCTCTTTCTTTAGAACAAGCTACATCATCAAAGATTTTTGAAATTCAAATTTACTTGTTCGATGAAAACGTTTATTATACTTGGCGTGCTACTTCGGCTATGTTAAATTTCAAGCCCGATATGACAAATAATGTTATTAAACTTGTTCGGGGTTGAACAAAAATGCCTGATGTTGATATAGACCTACAAGATCGAGATAATCTTCTGCAGCTGATTCAGTGTGTTCCAGCATCAATGCTGCGTGACGGAAATTTAACAAAGCATTTGGTTGGCGTATACTTTCAACAGATTCCTCAGGATGATTCGGGAATTTCTGCTTTTGATTTTGAGCAAGCAGAACAGCTGGGTTGGCAAAAGTTTGATTTTTTAAATAATTCCATTTATACTGGAGTGAAATCTGAACAGCATTTGGTTGAATTATTAACTACTGAACCAAATTGGAATTTGCTGTCATATCGTGAGATTGTGGAACAACTGGCGCACATAAATGCACATTATGATTTGTTGCAAATGCATTTGCCCAGTTCAATTGAACAGCTGGCGATGTTTATTGCATTGTTGCGTCCAGGCAAAAGACATTTAATCGGCAAGTCTTGGCAAACAATTGAAGCAGAAATTTGGATTCCAACAGAGAAATATTATTTTAAAAAATCTCATGCGATTGCGTATGCAACATCTATTGTGGTTCAGTTGAATTTGTTAGCATCACAATCTATAGAATGTTCTTAACTAATGTTATTTGTTTACGTTTGACTCGCTTGCTTAAGTTATCTGATATGCTCATGCAAGGTCCAAGCAAGATGTGGAATTCTTTCTTATTGAAGGTCCGCAAATAGGATTTAAACGGGACAAAATCTGTTTTTAAGAACAAATTAATTGGGCAAGTTCTTGCAGAGTTCCACCACCATTCGTCGCCAAGCTTTAAAAATTTCTTTCGCAACTCTTTAGTGGGGATGAGGTTGTAAACATACATTGAAACAATTTGGTTGTCGGAGTTTTGAATAATGCCCAAGTATTCTTGTGTGGAATATGTGCAAAAGCTTAAAAAAGGATACTCCTTGGCTATATTTTGCAGTTCGGATGTGTTTATATTTGACATTTTTTCTAATTTTGATTTTTTGATATTTATAGATGATAAATTCGGTAAATAAAAAAATGGTAGACATTTATCTATATTACAACCCCATTCAAGTATGGTTGGTTCAAAGCAATCGAGGAGCGCCGAACAGAAATATGAATCCAAACGATGTTGACTTTAAACTTTATAAAGGCGTAACCAATGAGATGGATTTTTTAATTCGTAACTTGGATCGCAAGCCAATACCATTATTGGGTAAGAAATTGTTGCTGACTGTAGTTAATGATTTCAACAATGAAATTGTGCTACAAAAGCCCATGCAGATCCTTGATCCATATAAAGGTCAAGCATTGGCTAGAATCACCCCAGGCGAAGTACAAGATTTTGAAATTGGCTACTATCGTTACACTGTGTTGATGATCAACGAAGATGGCAACGAAACATTGCTTTACACTGACATGGATCAACGAGCACGCGGATTTTTTGAACTAAAGGATGGCGCACTTCCACCTCCCAAACCTTCTATTCAGCTGTTAGCATCTGCGTTTTTGCCAGTAATGATTAACAATCAGCCCATAACCACAGTGTATGTTTCATCCGCTTTGCGTGGTGATGCACTATTGGACCTAACGGATGGATTGATGACAGCAGCAGTATATTTGGAAAATTGGATTGGAACTTTTACCATACAGGGCACATTGGAATCGGTTCCGCCGGATGCATTTGAAAGCTGGATTGAAATTGAGAAGAAAATTTATTCCGGATTCACAGGCATTGATTGGTTTAATATTGAAGGCAATTATTCTTGGATTCGATTTGTTTACGAGAATGATCCAATTAACGAAGGTTTTTTCACCAAGGTTTTGTTTAAAAATTGACTTTTTTGCAATTGCGCTTAATTATATAGTATGAGCGATGCTGGTTGGGTGCTAGACATAATAAAAAGCAGACTGCCACGAACAAAACAGCATGCTAAAGGTTGGCAAGGGTTTAATGCAGTTTGTTGCCACCATCGCGGGGAGAGAGTCGACACCCGTGGCCGAGGCAATGTGCTTTTCACTTCGAGTGGTTTTTCTTATAATTGTTTTAATTGTGGATTTAGAACAGCATGGGAACAAGGACGGCAGTTGTCAGGGAAAAACAAACAATTTTTGCAATGGTTGGGGTTTGATTCTGACGAAATTAAAAAAATAGCATTTAAATGTTGGCAAATAGCAAGTGATAAGGATAACTTCAGTTCACAGGTGCAATCGGAACCAGAGTTCGTTTTAGAATTTGATGATGTTGCGCTTCCAATTGGTTCCAAAAGTTTTGCATTTTGGCGTAAAAATCCCACGCCCGAATGGCAAGCAGTGGATCGTTATGTTCAAGGACGAGAACTCAACATATCAGATCACGCAATGTTTTGGACTCCTATTTCTGGGGAATGGACATTTAATCAACGTGTGTGTTTGCCAATTGTTTATAAAAAGCAAACTATTGGTTATATTGCACGATCCATTGTGCCGGGTGTGAAATATGTTAAAGAAACTGCAAACAATGTAAATGTATTGTATAATGCAGATTGCTTGAACAAGCCACTAAGAAAGTTTGTGTGTGTGGTTGAAGGTCCATTTGATGCAATTGGCATAGATGGCGTGGCAATATTGAAAAATTCCATATCAACTGAGCAAGCAAAATGGATAATGGACTCGGGAAAAACCCCCATTGTTGTTCCTGACCGTGACCGCGGCTCTAAAACATTGATCGAACAAGCAATAGCATTGGGATGGCATGTGTCAATTCCTTCTTATGATTATTGGGAAGACGGCATCAAAGATGTTGCTGACGCAGTAAAAAAATATGGATCCATATACACCTTGCAAAGTATTTTGGAATCTGCTACAAACAATAAACTAGCGATTGTTAATTTAATGAAAAAATTTCAAGGATAATTTATGACTCAAGAGTATAATATAAAGTTTCAAGAATATTTGATTTCTTTCATGCTGAGTTCTAGTGAAGCGTTTGCGCGATGCCAGGCAATTTTAAGTCCAAATTTTTTTGATGGCAAGCTCAAAAAACCAGTTAAACACTTGTTGGAATATGTGCAAGAACATCGAACTGTGCCGCTGCATGCAGAAGTAAATGCCAAATTTGGCACAACGTTTGAACAATATGACCAATTGGATGAAAACAAAATCAAAGCGTTTTTAAAAGAAGTTGAAGAATATTGCCGACACAAGGCCATTGAGAATGTAATACATTCGGCACCTGATTTGCTTACTAACGGTGAATATGGCACTTTGGAAAAAGATTTAAAAGATGCACTGTTAATATCTCTACAAAATGATTTGGGAACAGAATATTTTTCTGATCCCAAAACGCGACTGCTGAAGTTGCGTGATAAGAACAACATGGTGTCTACAGGATGGAAAAGCATTGATCAAAAGTTATACGGTGGGGTAAATCGGGGAGAAATCACCCTGTTTGCTGGCAATTCTGGTACAGGCAAGTCGCTGTTCCTCCAAAACATATCTCTTAACTGGGTGCAAATGGGGTTGAATGTAATTTACATCACAGCTGAATTATCGGAGTTGCTAACAGCCATGCGTATTGACTCCATGCTAACTCATATATCCACACGAGAACTGTTTAAGAATTTGGATACTGTAGAATTGAAGATTAAAATGGAAGCCAAGCGCATGGGGAGACTACAGATAAAATATTTGCCACCTGGCACAACTTCCAACGGAATCAAAGCTTATTTGAAAGAATTTGAAATACAAACAGGTGTTAAACCTGATGCAATAGTGATTGACTATTTGGATCTGTTGTATCCAAATAATACCAGAATTAATCCATCGGATTTGTTTGTGAAGGACAAGTTTGTTACTGAAGAATTGCGGGCATTAGCAGTCGAATTGAGTCTATTATGTGTTTCAGCATCTCAGCTCAATCGTTCCGCAGTACAAGAAACAGAATATGATCAATCGATGATTGCTGGTGGTATTTCTAAAATCAACACTGCGGACAATGTTATCGCTATTTCCACAAGCGATACAATGAAACAACGTGGTGAATACAAAGTACAGTTTTTGAAAACTAGAAGCTCATCTGGTGTTGGTTCAAAAGTGTTATTGGCATTTAATATGGAATCGATGCGCATTTCGGACCTGGAGGGTTATGACGAAAATGCACGAATAGAGGAATCACCAAAAAGCACGGGCACTACTATTTCTGATTTAAGACTCAAACGTGTATCTACTAGAACAGACTCAGCAAATTCATTACAATCCTCACTTAATTCCGCAGAAAAACCGGAATCTGTAACTACTCAAACCAAACTTCTAGCATTAATGAATAAAATTAAATCATGATTTTAATAAATAGTTGCTATATAGAGTAACAACAAATTATGAGTTCAAACAACCGCGATATAATTGCTGCACTGAAAATCATAGATGAATGTCATGACATAACACACACTGCTTCGATGGATACAGAGGATCAAACTTTGCTTGAAGCTACTGTAGTAAATAATAAGTTAATAGAACAAGCAAATTCACACATAAAAAGTAAATTACTTGAATATGTGGAGAAATTAAGAGATTTTCGCAGTGACGGCAATGATGATACATCGGCTATTGAGGAAAATATTCGTTATCAAATCAGTTATGAACTTGAACAAATTTTAGGACAATTGTGATGGCAGGTGTGTCAAATTCCACTAAAAAAATCATTGATGAGTTATTTGAGTTCATACCAGAACGAAACAAAGACAAAATAGTTGAACAACGAGCAACACATATTATTGTGTCGGCTATAAATTTTATTAAATTATTGAATGAAAACTATTCACGAGACGAAGCTGAAGACTTAACGCGAAAGTTTCTAGTAGCAATTAAAAGTCAAGAACCACGTAGATTTTCCAACAAATTAAAAAACATAAACAAGCGAGAACAAGATGAGTGAACGATTAGTTGAAATTTGGAATCGACGAAATCGTCCGCTATTGTCTGAGCGAGGCATGCGCTTGCTGCTACGCGAACGAGGCCTAACCGAATCACACATTAACTCAGTGCTAAAAGAAATTTCATTTGCAGATATTTTGAAAAAAGCAAGCTCGGCTGTAAAAAATACTGCAACTGGTATTTCCGCAACGGCTGGAAAAGTAGCCGGTGCAAATTTGAAATTAAAAGCCAACAAATGGTGGAAAAAATATGCAGCCGGTGCTGGTATTAATCCTGACACCCCGTCAGCTGAAGATTTTTTGGAATGGTTGGAAGACACATATCAAATGCCTGAAAGCATTATCAGTCGTTTGAATATTGGTGGAAAAAACATAGTTGATATTGTTGAAAAAGAGCCTCGCAATTTAACCAAAGCCGAAACGGAAGGACTACTTGCACAGATTGCACGAGAAGAATTCAAATATTTGCAAAGTGGCAAGCGATACGGCAGTAGAATGAAATTTAATGCATCAGACACAGACGATGAAGATGTTTTAAAAGCCTTAAAAAACACAATCATATCGGACACTAATTTTGCAAAATTGCAAAAGCAATTGGAAAAGAATCCCGAGTTTTTAAATCAACTTTTAGATCGAGTATTAAAAAACACTACAACTGAAACAATTGTTTACACAACACATGGCAAATAAGCGAGATTGTTGATGCAGTTATTAATGGACGGTATATCGCACATTGAAGACTTGGCAGTTGACGAGTTCTTGCGAGCAGTGAGATTTGGCAATGAAATGATTGTTACCGAAAAGCTAGATGGAGCTAATTTATCTTTTGGGTTTGACGGTACAGGTAATTTTTATACTTCTCGAGAAGGCAAAGGTGGTAAGCAGTTTTATTCCGTTGACGACTTTGGTAATAATTTTTGGGAAGTGGGTTTCAAAGCAGCACATTTGGCATTGGAAAAAGTGGCCCCGCGTATTCGCAAAGCCAATGTAATGACTTTGGGTGACTTAGTTGAATGTGAAATTTTATTTGGCGCACTGCCAAACACAGTTCCGTACTCAGGCGATATAAATCAAATTGTTTTTTTAAGAGCTGTTGCTGGTTCTCCGAATATTGAGGAATTGCATGCATTGCTGGATGGTAAAACAGTTTCTGTTGCATTGAAAAATGTGCCATATACTGTGGATGGTAAAACAATATCAAAAACAAATGCATCCTACACTTGGCGATTTGTAAAAGTGCCATCGGTTGATCCCAAACTAGTTTCACGCGCATTTTCCTCAAAAGTATTAGAATACAAACTGGATGAGTTAGAACGGTTTTTAACAGCGCCAAGTGGAATTATGGATTTTTCCAATGTTGAGGTTATAAGTCTTCCACTAAACAAACGCCCGGATAGAGTTCACAAAGACAAATGGGCATTGGTGTTACCTGACTTAAAAAGAAAAAAAGCCGAATTAATCAAACAGTTTGATTCGTTTAAGTTGGACATTAAAGATCAGCTTTTGGATTCGCTAGTTCGTAACGTTTCCAGTGCATTCGGGCCTGATGTTAAAGATGGCGGGTGGATTGAAGGATTGGTATTTCGCGACCCTAAAACCAACACATTGTTTAAACTTGTTGACAAGAATGTGTTTACAATGTTTAACAAATTCAATTGGGGCATGCGAAATCTATTGAAGTCAACCGGGGCAAGCCGATTGAGATCATTGCTAGGTAAAACATATTTGACTATGGCTGAAGAAATTGGTCATCCCCAAGTAGCTACCAGTTTGGCTCGGCGTTATGTGCAAGAGTTAGGCAACTCTCCTGAAGAAAGACTTGCAGCTCTGAGCAAAGGGATAAAATTAGAGGATGTTCGCAACTCTTGGTTGTTGCAATTGGACAAAACTCAAAAAGTGGCGCAGCGCATTTTGGATTGGTATGAAAAAAACAAGCAAAAACTAACTAAAAATGTTACTGTTGGATCTAAACAATATTCTTTAAAATATGACGGCGCTATTGATGAAAAAACCAAACAGAGCTTTGCTACTTTGTTTGCTGAAATTGCCGCAGTCAAGCAAGCGGTTCAAACTGCCAAAACCCCAGCACAGTTGGTGTCATTGCTTGTGAAGCCAGAGTATTTAAATGCTGATTCGTGATCTATTGTTGGAAGGGGGGAATGTATTTCCCAATACCGGAAGTATCCATCGCGACGAAGTTGCACCCACACTCGCCAAATTAGAACAGCAAACGGGTCTAACGGGGTTAAAACAAAATCTACTTGGCACTACTGGTAAAAAACAGTTTTCAGGCGATATTGACATTGCAATTGATTGGGAACCAGCAGATCTTTTTCGTATGTTACAGAGCATTTATGGTGCTGATGCAGTTAAAAAAACAGGCAACACCGTGCATTTGAATTTTCCCATTCAAAATTACGATCCAAGTCGGGATCAATATGATGCACAACAACAGAAGCGTCGACGCACTGGTTATACACAGGTGGACTTTTTTTCAGGTGACACAGATTGGAATCGCACATACTACTATAGTTCAGCTAATTCTAAATTGCCAGGAAAATATCGAAATTTACTCTTGGCAAATGTTGCAATTGCACAACGTCAAACAACTGATCATGGCGATTATATTGAAACTGTGGGATATGTATTTTCTCCCAGAGATGGATTGAGCTTACGCAAGCGTATTCAAAAGAAAAACCAGGCAAAAAAAACTGAAAAAATCATAAAGAATATCAAAAATCCAACTGAGATTGCACAAACATTGTTTGGAAAATCGGCATCGGCTAACGACTTGGAAAGTGCTGAGACAGTTATTGCAGCAATTGAAAAATACCTTCCTCATCTTGCTGATCAAATTTTTGCAAATTTTGAGAAGGATGTATCATACGATCATCGCAACTTAGATTGGCCCGAATCAGTAAGTCGTCATTTAAATAAGTAAGCATATGGAGTTCCTAAAATCACTTCCAAAAATACAAGAAAGTCGGTTACTGCCGTTTGACCGATCCTATCGCCGCTATTCTTTACGCGAAATATTAGACTTGATTTTTCTATATGTTCTTGCTCTTGAGATTATGAGCAACGAACAACCAAACTCACAGTTTCTTCGCAGCTATTTTGCTCAAGCACGCCGCGACTTGCAATCACAAACCACAAAAACTGATTTGGGTGCATTGATTGCTGTGTTTGGCGATGAGAACAAATTTGAGAAGTTGCGCTCAATTGACGCTGTTGTTTCTTTAGCTAAGAAATTTGGGCCAGTGGCACAAGAAGTTCAAAATTGGTTAACATCAAAAACCTTGTCAAAATGGACAGAGTCTAGAAACTCACGATTCTTATATTCATTGGAACAGCATTTGGCTATAACCAGTGCTGATTATAAGAATGTTCGTCGTTTGGTTCAAAATTGGCAATTACTAGATCAATATAAGAAACAATTGGCATTTACTCGCGTGATTCAAGCATTACGTGCTCGCGCATCCACTGGTGACATAATCCATCGTTTTGATGATTTGGCTCAACATCAGCAATTGGAGTTAAAAACTCATATAAATGCCGAAACTGGTAAAGAACAATCGCAGCCAGTTTCTAGATCACGTGCATTTGGGTTTTTATCCGCATTAGCTGGTGCCGCAGTTGGTAGTTGGGCATACTCTAAACTCAAAGAGAGTGAAGATCACAGTTATAAAGTTACTGAAACTATTGTCAAGCGAATCAAAAGCCATTTGGGCAAGAATGGCTACTTGGGTCCAGCCTCTGCTGAAATTGACGATATAGTAGTTGAAGTAGCGAACGAATATGGCATACTAAAAGTTGATGCTTATAGATTTTTTGAGCAACATATGGGCAAAGATCCACAGACTTGGTATGAACTATGGTGTCGAGAGGGCATACAGAGTTTTTACGAAACTACAACTGCTGGATCAATTGCTTCTGTAAACGGCGGCTTTGATCCTGATGGTGATTGGCGTTCAATATATTCCAACAAACCTGCGCTTAAAAAAATCAAAAAACAGCCTGTAATCAAACGATCATTGTAATTTGTAAATTGTTTGTCTATAAACACATTTGACAATAATTTTTTGATTTTTTAATAAATAGATTTACGATGCCGCAGTTGGCATCTTGATTTTAAAAGGATAAAACTATGGTACAAAAAGTAAATGGTTTTTCGAACTCGGGTGAGTTCCTAACTGGAAATTTAGATTTTTTCACGCTTCGTACAACTTTGGATATTACTCCAAACGGCATAGTCGCAGAAGCTAACAGCGCAGACTACATTGATGATCCTGTTCTACCTTACACAGACATCAACGGCACAGTTTACAACACTGTTGCTGCTTACAATGCAGCACGTGATGTGCAGATTCGTTTCAACAAGTTGATCGAAACTATTTCTAACAATGCTCAGCCAATAATCGTTGGCGGAGTCCCTGATCCAGAAGTAGAATTGGCACCAGTTCCTGATCTACCTGTAACAGGCTCTCTGCCTTCAGGCACACCAGTGAATGTTTATACATTCAAGTTCGCAATTGAACACACTGAAGCTTGGGATCCAAACGATCTAGAAGACGCATTGGACGGAATCTCTGGTTTTGCAAAGAGCACATTGCCAAACACAACTAACGTTTCGATCGTTCTAAACTCAACTCTATGATAATTTCTTAGATTGCGTGAAAAAGCCCCCAGAAATGGGGGCTTTTTGTTGACAGCAATCTAAAACATTTGATTATTTGCTAAATACTAAGCTATGCATAATCAAATAGTGTTTGAAAAACTTGAAGACTACGATAAATCAGTTGAAAAAGCACTGGCAGGATTTTTGACAGGTAAAAAGCTAGAAGACTTACAATCAAAAGAAATCGATGCCGCTCGAAGATTGATACAAAAACTTCCCAATTGGAACGATCAATTGGAATTAAGTTTTGCTTTAGACCAGGAAGATGCTGAAGCCATAAACAACATTATACAAAAAGTTTCCGAATCACAACAGCCTGCTGTTTCGTTTTTTCCTGTAGATCCAACGTTAAACGAGGACATTAGCAATAAATGGATTGCTGAAGGATTTAATTATGCCCTTCATTGCGAAAACATGCAAGTAAGAGATTCCTTGCTTGATTGGCTAGAAAATAATCGAATCAAGTTTCAGTTAATAGATGAATACAAAATTTGCGTGGAATGCGATGATCGAGAAACAATTTACAAAATTGGTAAAGCTGTAACACGATTAAATCGCAAAAACCAAACAGTACGTGATTCACAATACCCAGAATCCAATATTGGCGAATCTAAAGAAAAAATCAAAATAGTTCTTCCACCATCTAAGCCAATAAATCCCATGGCTGGTGTTTTGAATAACCCATTGTTCCACCCCAAAACTGAAAAGTCTAGACAGGAAAAAGCCAAAAAGAAGGATCATTGGGATCGAAAAGCCAAACACAAACTTCGTATTTATGAAAATAACAAACACAACAATCAAAAGGTCTTAGAAATGAACGACTTACCTGAAATCAAACGCTTGAGAACTCTGGCAGGAATCCGAACCGAGTCAGACAGTCCACTTGCATCCGGTCCAGTAAACACAGACATGGAACTGCCGGCATCAAAGTCTTCAATTACAAACATACCCACTATTAACACTGCGGCAACTGATTTACAAGCTACAATGGATCCAATTATGGTTGATCCTATTGCATCGGAACCAGAAAATGCAACAGATACGACGGGTACAACTGATATACCAAAACCACTAAATTCGTCTCCTCTTTTGTCTTCTCCAGTTACATCCGAGCAATATGCTCGTGCATCGGACATGCTGGATCAAATACTGGCACTGGTTGCTGACTTGAAAATGAGCGAATATCGCATGTTTAGCTCGCGCGTTAACTCTTTTGTGGACTCGGTTAAGCAAGTGGGCCGAGCAATGGTAAGTGAGAGCCGCAAACAAAAATGAGTTGGTTCCTTCAAATGCCTCAAGGTCCTGCGGTGTTTTTATCAAACGAAGAAATGAGTTTGATAAACAAAGTCAAAAACGAATGGACAAAGAAATCCGAGTTAAACGAAAGAGAACAAATCTTGGCTTTTAATTTAGTTAGTAGAGGCATTATATCTAAAAAGCTAACGGAAGGAGAAATAACATACAAATATTTGGGAAAATTTCCTGGGTTCAAACAACCAGCTGAACAGATTTCAGAACTAAAGAATCGCTTGGATGAATTGCACAATGGCGATGATGGCTTTAATGGTAGTTTGACAGATGATTCAAAAGAGTTAGATGAAGAGTTTGATGAGAGAACGCATGTATTGAAACTGTTGTTTCCAGAAATTGATGCAGCAATTGAACATCTCAATACTGTACGAGATGCAATAAACAGAAATATGTGTGATAGTGAATATTATCGAGACGCAGTAATGCATCTCGGGGAATTTTTTGAACAAGTTATTCCGGTGCTTTTGAAAAACTAGTTGTAGGAGAACAATGTGGTAGATCCAAAAGAAATCAGTGCAATGGCTGCATTGAATGCTGCACTTGCAAATGTTGAATCAGGGGGGCCGGCTACGTTGCCACGATCTCAAGTGAAAATGCGTGCTCCAGATGCAGGTCCTGAACCTTATACACCACCGTCGCCTGACACTGCGGCGATGAAAAATGTTTTGTCAAAATTTTATAAATCGCTTGGCGATGCAATGGCAGAATCAGTCGTGCAGCCAGAATTATCTCAAGCAATGGAAACTCGCAGAATTCCTCAAGGATTACAGGTCAGAAAATATAAAATATTAGTAAGCGAAACTCAGTTACCAAACGGCGGCATAAAAAAAAGCTACTCAGTGCAGCATCAAAATGGTGATATACTTGCAGAAGATTTACAAGTAGGTGCAGCAGCATTACAACTGGTTCATTATTTGAATGCCGGTAAAAAGATCAACGATCGCAATATAATAAAAATATTGCAATTGGAAGAAAAGTATGTTTCATTTAGAAATGAAGCAATTCGCTACAAGCAGCTTTACCGTGCAGCGGATAAGATGGGGAAAACATCCAAGCGCGACATTTATGAAGCCAAGTATCAGCATGCACGAAATATTGCAATAGAAACAAAAAATGAGCTTGAAAAATTCTCAAACACTGTTGATTGACGATTCTGCAGTTTCGCAGCTAGCGAGTATGAAACAAGCCAGCCCCGGCTTGTTGAAAATCATTATTGGTGCAGGAGGCTGTTCGGGATTTGAAGTGACGTTTGATTGGGTTGCCAAGCAAAATCAAGAAGATATTGTTGTTGATGAGTTGGTTTGTGTACACCCAGATGATTTAGAATTTATTGGACCAGCAAGATTAGTGTACGAACGTTCGTTAATGAGGTCTGGTTTTGGATTAAAAGTTAGTGCAGCATCTAATTCTTGCGGTTGCGGCAAGAGTTTTTCTATCTGATTTTGTAATAAATCGCTAAATAGCATATAGATTTATATTGGGTGATACATGAATATTGTTGACTTTGAAAAGGATCCAGTGCAAAAATTATCCAAAATATCGTCAGTTTTGCAAAATCGATTTGGATTGAAATTAGATTTTTCCAATCCTCGTGCATTATTGGAAACTTTTCGTTATTGTGAAGAATTTAAATTGAATTATAAAAAGAATAACAATTTGTCAGAGTCAGAAAAAAGTTTGGATTACACTAAAGCATTTTTGCTTTCGGAAGCAATTCGAATAGTATTAAGAGAAATCGCCCCCAAAAGAACAATGAAATCCAGGAGAGCAAAATGAGCTTGAAACAAAAACAAATCAAGCATTTGACAGAAAGAATGCGCAAACTAGATCAAACAATTCGAGCCAAACGTGTTCAGCAACGTATGAATGAGCAAGCTCAAACTCTTTCTATTTTGTTAGAAAATGAACTAGAACAAGCTGAAATTATTTTGGCTGTTAAGCATATTTTAGATCGGTTGCAAAAAATGGCAGAGAGCGTGGCTCGCATGAATGCAGAAGATATTCTGCCTCTTGTGGACCAAATGCGTGGAATTTTTGGAATTCAAAAGTCGGAAGATTTTTCCAAAGCCGCAACTGAAGCATTCAATGTAATACTTGAAGCAATCAAGCAAGCAAAAGATAAACTTGGCAATCAAATTTTGAATTTGGAAGGCAAACCATTTGAAACAGTTTCCCCAGATTCAGGTGTGTCTTCAAAAGAAAACACAGTGGACGATGTGGAAAACAGAGACGATGTTGTTTCTGACAACTTCGATGTTGCTGACGCAGCATCTGGACCTGATAAAGAACCACTTGGTCGAGAAAAGAAGGAAGAAGGATTCAAATCTGTTAAAAAAGTTTTGGAAAATCACAATCTAGCAGTTGGTAAAATGGTTGCATTTGTTGATGACAACGGTAAGCGTCATGTTGGTAAAATTGTTCGCAAGAATTCAGCACAAGATGTTATCGTAAATGTTAACGGCAAACTGGAAGTAGTTGCATTGTCGAAGATAAAAGGCACTAACGAGTCGGCTAATCAAAAAAAAAAGTTAAGTCAGCACGCTGAATCCGCAAGTGCAATTGATGAAGGCAATGCATTTGCTGCTGCGGTTCAACAAGCCAAAGCACTGGGAAAAAAGCCCGGCGATAAGTTTGATGTAGACGGCAAAGAATACACACTGGAAGACTTGCAACGAGAATGTCAATATTATGACCAAAAACACATGCAATCGCAAGGCGACAGCATGTTAAAACAATATCAAGCATTTGCCGATTTGGTAAAGAGCTTGGAAGATCGAGGTGTTGAAAACGCTACAGTATTGGCAGTAATGTTGGGAAGAAAAAAGTTTGGGCCAGCATTTTTTCAAAACACCGAGATTCAAGAATCCGTAAAAGTAAAAGAAAAAGCACCACCGGGTAAAAAAGCTGAGGATTTTATCAAAAACAACAAAGAAGCTTTTAAAAAGCGATACGGCAAGGACTGGGAACGGGTTCTATATGCTACTGCTTGGAAGCAATTTGGCGAGTCAGCTGAGTTTGCATCAAAAGCCAAAAAGCTAATTGAGTCATACGATCCTCTTTGGTCATGGAGCGACGAACAATCTTTTAAGATACATGGTCAAAAAACTCAAAAGCAAATAGCAGAAACCATGAAACTGTGCCCGTCCTGGCAAAAAAATCAAGTAAAAGCGTATTGGAATTCGTGGTTGAAAAACACATTGCGTTTGGATCCTGGCAAGCATACAATACCTGGTGGAGATGACAACAATGGTTGATACTGAAAAATTAGCTAAAAGTGTAGTGTTAACTACTTTAGGTGCAGCTACTAAGCCACTAACCCCAGCAGAAAAACGCGAGCAACAAAAAATAAATCGTTTGACTTCAACACCAGCAGTGAAACAAGAAATCGATCAAATGACCAAACGACTAAGTCGTTTGCCTGCTGCTATGCAAGATCAACTGGCTAAAAAGTTTGCAGTCGTGGGCGAAAGTACAACTGATACTGTGGTTGAAGGATTTGACAGCGTTGAAGAACGAGATCAATGGATCAAAAAGAACAAGCGCAGAATACAAAGAGTTTGGTTGGTGGATACATTACACGAGTCAGAAAGCTCTAAAGAAAATGCTCGTTTGATAATCGAACACGGGTTGGAGTCGGGACTGAGTTTGACTGAGTCAGTAAAAATTGTATTGGCAGATCAAACAATTTTAACCAAACATCTAAAATCGGCATTGCACGAAATGCATCGAGAAGGTGTTATAGATTTAAGATCCTTGCAAATGAAAATAAAATAATGTTTTTGAAAGAGTTACATAAGTCAACTGACTGGACGGTAGTAAAGTCTCTGGTTCGATTATTGGAAGCGGAACAATCTGCTATGGTAGGTCAATTGAAAACTGCTATTTTAGATGCATTGCTAAGTTATCAAGCTACAGCAGGAGGCAGTCCAAATGTGCCATTTGACAAATTTTTGAAATCTATTACAGTTCCGGGCATTGATCTCAAAGCCAATCAAGCTTTATTTATTGAAATTATTGAAAGCTTGACTGAAGTTGTTAAAGAAGTAGATGTTAGAGGCAACAAGATTGTTCTGAAAAGTGCATTAAATGTGCGTGATAAAAAGTCTAATCCCGAAAAAAACAAAGAAAAAGTTTCTAAAATGGCCAATCGAGCCATAAAGAAGAGGCAAAAATGAGCTGCGGCGGATCTTTAGGATTTTTTCCAACTGGTCTAGAAGCCCGTATGGGTGCAAGAAAGAATTTGGTAATTTTTAATGAAATACGTGATTTGGAATTTGCTATATTAACTGCGGTGGATGCCGGGAATTTGAGTGTGATTGTTGAAAACACTTTTATGACAAACACTCAACAATTTTTGCCCAGTCAAATACAATCAGTGAATTTGACTACTAATGAGATTACCACAGTTACTTCGCATGGGTTAACTACAGGCGTGCCGGTGAGATTTCAAAGCACAGGCACACTACCCAGCCCCATCAGCCAAAATTTGTTTTATTATGCACGAGTGGTATCTCCCACTGAGTTTAGCATTTGCTTAACTGAAGCCGATGCAGTAGCTGGCACTAATATTGTAGATATAAATACTACAGGCACTGGAACTGCCTCGGTTCGACAACAAACACAAAGTGAACTATACTACTTGAGTTGGAAAAATCTAGCGCCTAACCGAATATTGGACGATCAAATGAATCAAGTTATACAAAATTTCAAAAACTTACAATATTCCATCGTTCGCAAGACCAATCCGCAAACACAAAACACATTTTTCTGGGAGTTACAGTGGTGAAAAAAATTAATGAGATGAGAAAATTCATGGAGGCCACTGACGAACTAAACGTCAACAAGCCATTGGATATTCCCACGGGAGAATATGGTCAATATCGGGGAGAACCAATGAGCACTGATTACGGCAAATACACTGCGGATATGACAGTGCATGCCAAAGTTACTGAATTGAAGTTTTTGAAAACACTAAATCGCAAAATGTCTGACTTGGAAGATTTAAATGCTCGTCGTGAACGTAAACAAATGTACGATGCTGAAACTCCCAAAGAGTTAAACAAAAATATAGAAAAAGAAAAGCAGGAATACGATGACACCAATGGTGCAGAAGAACCAGAAGAAAAGAGCGTCAAGCAAGCAGAAAAAGAAGTTTTGCAAACCGCACCCAAAGAAGTGAAAGAATCTTCTGAGTATGATTTGTATCAAACGCCACTAATGACACAAGAATTTAATTCAGGCACTGATTATGGTAATGAACTTTTTGATCCACGTATGAGAATGATGAGCGAAGAAGACGAAAACAAGCCATTGGAAGCATATGGTGTGATGGGCGTAAAATCTAAACAATGGCGTCGAACTTTTAAAAATCAAGCTGATTTTGAACAGTGGTTGGACAAACAAGAAGGCAACGTGAAGGTTTTGGGTTCTAGAGTTTTAGAAATGAACGAAGCAAATGCTTTCCGTGATTGGAGTCCCCGTAGTGTTGATGATATTTCTCCCACTGAAATCGCTTTAAACAAGGCAGTGAAAATGCTTCGCGCTGGTCAAAAAATTGAAGATATTGCTGGCAATGTTGGCATGCCAGTGGCGCGTTTACAATCTTTGCTGAAACCATACCTTTCAAAGGCATCACCTGTGGTTAACAAACAGGACAAATACGCTGCGATGGCATCAAAGTATGGAGTAAATGAAAACATAGAAAACTTTGATATCAATGACTTAGAACTGGAAATGATTGATAATTTTGAATCACTTTCAGATCAATCCAATGAAGTAGATTACACTTTTGATATAAAACTTGGAGATAAAAAGGTCGGCGAGTTGAAATTCAAAACGGATCCATTCCGCTCAATCACTGGCAATTTGTATGGCAAGCCACTGCCTAAAGAAGTGAATGATTATGCATCTAAGAATATAAAGTACGTGAATAATCCTAGTGTCACATTGAAAAACTTTTTGAAATCTAATCGCGATGAAAAGTGGCTATCAAATATTCACAAATATGCAAATTTGAACGGTTTGATTGATGATAACAGAAGCAAAACAAAAAATGTTATGGAATCAGATATTTTAAGATTGAAAAAACTTTCAGGATTGAAATGAAGCTCAGTCATTTACTAGAATCGGATTATGATATTGCACTGCTCTGGGAGCAAAACTTTCAGAGAACTCAATCTATTGTGTTAGCAACAACAGAAACCTGCTTGCAAACACAACAAAATCATCGAACAATTTTGGAAATCGTAAGTAGACATATTCGTGAACAAAATATTATACTGCTGGAATGCCGAAAATAAACCCAATTTTTGACTACGTTCCTTTACAACGAGTTACAAAACAAATTGGTAGATATTATGATACCCCATCTGGCACAGTGCCGTCTGTAACTACGGTGTTGGCTGCAACAGGTGACAAAACAGCATTGATGAATTGGCGCAAGCGTATCGGTGAAGATGAAGCAGCTCGACAAACAACCGAAGCTGCTAATTTGGGAACATTGGTTCACAAGCATTTGGAGTGCTTTATAAGCAACGAACCTAGGCCAAAAGGCACTAACCAAATACATGTTATGGCGCGTGATATGAGCGATAGAGTAATTCAATCGCATTTGGCGTTGTTAACTGAAGTATGGGGACTGGAAGCCCCGTTATTTTATCCCGAATTATATGCCGGCACTGCTGATTGTGTGGGACTTTATAACGGCACACCAGCAATAATAGATTTCAAAACTTCAAAAAAGAACAAAAAAACTGAACACGTTGTTGATTATTTTTTGCAAGCTTCTGCTTACTGCTTGGCTCATAATATTCAATACGGAACCAACATACGCAAATTTATTATTTTGATGACCAACCGAGAAGACGGTGTACAGAGCTGGACCATTGAAGGCAGAGAGTTTGACAAATACTCTAAGATGTGGGTAGAACGTTTAGACACTTACTGGTCTACAGTTTCTCAATAACAAATTCTAGTCCAGCCATGCCGACAATCCATAGTTTTTTGGCAGTTATTTAACTGGTATTTTTACAGTCACTTGATTAGTTCGATATTTTTTACAAACAAAATTAATAAATATCAAGAGGACATTATATGCCAGTTATTCAGATATCAGAGATCGTTCATCGCCGCGGTGCCAAAAACTCATTGCCCAATCTTGCTGAAGCGGAAATTGGACTGAGCTTGGATACTTCAGAAGTGTTCATTGGCACACCCAATTTTCCACAAGCTCAAAACCGTGCAATAAACAACCAATTTCCGTTTGCAAACACGCAAATTCTAACTGAATTTTCGCCAAATGTTGAGCAGTTGTTGAATTACACATATCGATATCGTCAACCCAATGGCGCCATGGCAGGCACAGCGTCTCCTCTTGCGTTAAACTCACAACGAGTTATTAGACATTTGCAAGAACGATTAGATGAGATTGTTTCGGTAAAATCATATGGCGCACTTGGTAATGGCTTTTTGGATTTTGCAACAGTTGCAGATCTACGAACCGCATTGACTGTTGATGATCCATTGGCCATACAAAAAGAAACATTTGCTATCCGCCGTGCAGCAATTGACGTTTCCAATACTCTTGATGACAATACCACAATAGATGGTTGGGTTAAGAGAGCACTATATTTTCCCGCCGGCGTGTATGTGATTGAAGATTACGCTGTGCTTACTCCTAATTCAGCATGGATTGGTGATGGAAAAGGTCAGACTTTCATCGTTCTAGCATCGGCAACTAATGCAAATATTCCTGTGGTTCAAACTGCATCAAGCGATCTCACACTTGCAGATTTACAGAACAACTTGGTTGATAATTTTGTTGGCACAAACATA